AAGGCTTTGCGAAGACAGCAGTCGCTGGTCAGGTGTCGCTGCAGGACGCCACTCGGGGCACCATCCCGATCTTGAACGCCTTCAACTTGCCAATAGAGAAAGTCAACGACATCCTCGACATTCAGTTCCAGCTGGTGCGTAAGGGTGTTGGTACCTACGGCGAGTTCGCATCTGTGTTCGGTCGTGTCGTCCCATCGGCGACTCGCGCTGGTCAGGACTTCCAAGAGGTTGCGGCTGGTCTAGCATACTTGACTCGTAACGGTCTGAGCGCCGCGATGGCTTCTACGTCATTCGCTCGTGCGCTCGACGCGATCTCGAATCCGAAGTCCGTCAACAACATGGAGAATCTCGGCATCAAGGTTCGCGATGTCAAGGGCAACATGTTGCCGCTCGAGCAGATCCTGAAGGGTCTCTCGGACTACCTCAACAAGCTTCCCAACGCAGATCGAGTCGGAGCGTTGGTTGATATCTTCAAGGGTGCAGGCGGCACGATTCAGGCTCGACGGTTCTTGGACCAGGTCCTCCTCAAGCCAGGTGAGCTGAACGACTACATTGGCTTCTTGCACGACATGCAGAATGCTAATGGGCAGTTCGGTCAAGCCTACGCGACGATGAGTAATACCGTCGCGGCTCAGACTCAGCTGCTCAAGAACAAGTTCGACGTCATCAAGATCACTGTCGGGCAGATTGTCAACCCGTACCTGGTCGGCCTACTGCATTGGCTGAACAAGATCGCCGACTCGTTCAACAACCTGAGTCCAGCCACGCAGAAATGGATCGTTCTTGGCATAGCGTTGGTGTCGGTGCTGTCGATCGTCGGCGGCGTCATGCTCATCGTGATTGGAGCCCTCGCAGGTATTGCGGCGGCTGTTGTCACTGCGGGTACAGGCTTCTTCATCCTCGTAGGTGCTGTAGCAGGGCTCGTCCTTGGCCTCATAGCTCTGGGCGGAATATTCGTCGTAGCATACGAGAGAAGCAAGGCCTTCCGGGACATCATTGCCCGCTCGGCCGCTACTGTTGAGCACTTCTGGACTGGTGTAATCGTACCATTCGGCAAGGCTGTCAAGGACGCGTTCGAGAAGTACATCCTGCCTCCGCTTCAGAGACTAGCTGACGTCATCGAGCAGAAGGTCGCGCCAGTCATTAAGGAGCTGCAGCAGAAGTTCGACAGCGAGTTCATTGGCTCAGCCAAGCAGGTGGCGAACATCGTCAAGGATGGTTTGGTAGAGGCCTTCAAGATGGTTGGCTGGGTCATCGACCACGTCGTCAAGCCTGTGTTCACATACCTCGTACAGTTCTACCACGAGCACAAGGACACAGTCGACATGGTGATTCACGGCCTGATGTTCCTGGGCAAGTGGTTTGCCATCATCGCAGCAGTCATCACAGGCCTCCTACTCGTAGCTTTGGGTGGTCCGATCATTGCTATCATCACAGTGTTCGTCGGAGCGATCATCGGCATCGGCCTTGTCGTCATCTGGCTGATCGATATCATCCGCGACATCATCCACTGGTTCAAGGACTGGGGGGAGCACTGGCAATGGGTGAAGGACAAGTTCAAGGACTTTAAGGCCATCATCAAGCTTGCGTTCGAGGAGGCTAAGGCAGCCATTACAGACTTCTTCGCGGATGCGCCAAAGTGGTTGTATGACGCAGGCAAGCACTTGCTTGAGGGTCTCATCAATGGCATCAAGGATATGGCGGAAGCCTTGCCTGGCACGTTGAAGAAGGTCGCTCAGGCTGTAAAGGACTTCTTCCCATTCTCGCCAGCGAAGAAGGGTCCGTTGTCGGGTCAGGGAAGTTTGTACTACGCTGGACAGCATCTGGTGAGAGACCTCGCAGACGGTATGGCTTCGCAGAATGCGGCATTGGGGTACTCTGCAGGAGGCGCAGCACTGAACGCAGGTAACACTCTCACAGCTGGCGCGAGCAACAACAATACGGCGTACAACCAGAACATCAACATCACCACCCAGGAGATCGATCCGAAGCGGCACGCGATGGAGCTCGGGTTCTTGTTGGCAGGGGGTAGGTAGTGGCCATAGGACTTAACGAGTACGAGTTCCAGTTGAATGACACTGGAGTCCGGCTTGGTGTGCTCACGTCGCTGCCGCCGTACTTCGACGTATCGCGCGTGTCAGGACTGGACAATGCTCCGTATCGAGAGACAGTGCGCGACCACGAAGGAGCAGACGGTAGCTTTATCGACGCCGAGCTCGAGAAGGGCCGCGACATCATCGTCGAGGGGATGGTGTATGGCGACACGTCGAACATCGAAGGATACCTCGATAGCCTCAAGGCGAACTACGCGCCGGTGCAATCACCGATCCCATTCTACTTCCGTCCGGGCTCAGTAGCAGAGAGGCTGCTCTTCGTTAAGCCTCGAGGTGTTCACTACGATTGGGACACAGCTCGACGTATTGGGTGCACAAGCATGCAGTGCGCTTTGTATGCCGAGGACCCTCGAATCTACGATGCGAACCTGACCTCGACGATCATTGCCTACGGTGGCGTAGCTGGCAACGGGTTGAACTTCGTTACGTTCCGTGACACGTATTCTCGTGTCACGGCGAGCGGCTTGGGTACCGCAGACACTGGTCACACCTACACCTTGACAGGCACAGCGGCAGACTTCTCCACTGACGGTACTAAGGCCAAGATCACTCTCAACGCGTCTACCACGACGGTATACACAGCACAGCCTAACGTGACGGCTGTAGTAAACCACTACGCGTACGTTCAGGGCCTGTTCCTATCTGCTACACCTACGGGCGGTAGCATCTCTGCGCTGCTTGACGTACGTGCAGTGGACGCGAGCAACTACTACCGGGCCGAGCTCATCTGGACGACCTCGAACACGATTCAGATAGCTTTGAGCAAGACGGTGGCAAGCGTCAACTCTTCTCTCGTCGCTGCGACTACTGTTGGTGGATTGACGGCAGCCTCGCTGATCAACGTTCGTGTCGAGCTTGAGCAGGGTCAGGGCGTAGCAACGACAAGCGCGTTCCGTGCTAAGGTTTGGGCACAGGGTACGGCTGAGCCTGCAGCCTTCAACGTCGAAGCATTCGATGGTGCTGTTACAGCTGCTGGCGGATTTAAGATCAATGCAGTCCGCAATGCGGGCAACACGAACGTGGCACCTATCCTATCCTGGGATCAGGCCGAGCAAGATGAGGGTATCGGGTTCAACGTAGACTTTGGCGGCGGAGCGCTTCCGGGTACCTCATTTAACCTGACCAACATAGGTAACCGTCCTACGCCTGTACAGTACGTCATTCAGGGGCCGTGTGACAATCCGATCGTAACGAACACTACGACCGGTCAGAGCATGCTGTTCATCACGTCACTGTCAGCAAGTGATACGCTAACCGTCAACACACGCGACAAGACGGTGTACCTGAATGGTAACATCAATAGGCGAAATACGTTACAGGCGCCAAACTGGTTCTTCCTTAACCCTGGTGTGAACAACATTGCGTTCGGTGCAGCTAGTGGCACACCAGGAACGACTCAGCTAACCGTTTCGTACAGATCGGCTTGGAGGTAGACTATGGCCGCTATCAACCCACCTGGCTTCCTCCAGAACGCCGGTGCGACGCATACAGCGGAGCAGTTCCGTGATTGGCACGGGTTGCTTGTAGCTGGCAAGACTGGTAGCACTTCCCTAGTAGCTCGGGGAGGTGTGCACCCAGGACTTGGCAACGCCTTGGTGGTCACTCAGACTGGCTCGCCGTCGATGGCAGTAATCGTCAAGTCCGGAGCAGCTGCAGTTCCTGGATCTGAAGGGACTAAGCAGGGCGTCTACAGCTGCCTCAACGACGCTGACGTGACGCTGAGCATTGGAGCTTCGAGTCCTACCTTGAACCGCATTGACATCGTGTGCTTCCAGGTTCAGGATCAGGCCTACTCAGGCTCAGTCAATGCGAGCTCGTTGGTCGTCGTTGCAGGTACTCCCGCTGCCTCGCCTTCGGCACCAGCGGCTCCCAACAACTCAATCGTCTTGGCGCAGGTGTCGATCGTAGCCAACGACACGTCGATCACCAACAACGAGATCACGGACAAGCGTACGTATCTGGCAGCTACGGGTGGTGTGATCGTCTGTACCAGCACTACGCGCCCAGCAGCAGGTACGGTCAACGCTGGTCAGCTCATCTACGAGACGGACTCTACGAGCATCCTGCAGACCGACGATGGTGGTACGACCTGGAAGAAGATCGGCCCGAAGGGTGTCATCGCACGTGTCCAGCGTACTACTACGTACAGCTCAACGGGTGCTGAGATCGGCGTCCTCCGCTTGGACAATGTTCCTGTCATCAACGGTAACATCTACCTGCTACAGGTACATGGTATGAACTTCACTGGCGGTGCTGCGAACCTGAGCGTTGCAGGACGTCTTCGGGTTAACTCGGCAGGTACGGCGACTACGGGTTCTACGCAGATTGCTGAATCAGGCGATGAGGTCTCGACCTCGTTTGCGCCATACCAAGGAACGCCTCTGGCCGGTATCTACGTGCCAGGAGCTAACCAGTCTCTGTCCGCACTGTTCTCAGTTGCGATTACAGGTGGCACAGGCACGGCTAACTTTACAGGTACGGCAACTAACCCTGTAAACTTCATGATCACAGATCTAGGCACTGACCCTGGTACGGGCTTGGGTACCATCTTGTAAGGGGGAGGCATGGCCAAGTATCATATTGTGCTTACTGGCGACGATGACGCTTTGTGCGTTGCTGCCGGCCGGGGCACGTACGACGAAGAGAACGACGTACTAGTTCCTGAAGACGAGGCGAACGATCCCAACGGTCACTACTTCAACTGTACCGACTGTAGCTACGTACAACATGGTGGCCGCCGGCACGTAGAGCCGATCGCGGGTTACGTCTTTCCAGGGGCTACGACATGACGGTCTTCGGATGGGATACGTCGTCACACGACGACACTCCAGCGAGTCTCGACGGCCTGTCGTTCTTCACGTGCAAGATCACGGACGGCGACCACTACTACGAGAATCCCACAGCCGCAGCTAAGCTCAATGCAATGAAGGGCTTCGGCTGTGAGATCCTCGGAACGTACCACGTCCTCTGGGGCAACCGGTCGATCGGGAACCAAGCAGCGTGGTACATCCAGATGATGGATGCCCGCATTCCTTGGTGGCGAGACTTCCCGTACTTCATCTGTCAGTCGGACAACGAACCGTTCTACAGCGGCCAGACGGTTCCGTCGATTGCCCAGATCAATGAGTTCCACCACCGCGTGGCGGATCTTTCTGGGGGAAAGATCCCTTTGCCACGAAGCTTTGGATATTCTCCAAAGTGGGTGTATGGAGCTGCGTTGTCAGGACAAGAAGTCGGATGGTGGCAATCGGACTACGGCAGCAATCCTTCGGGCCACTACCCGAGCGTCTACCCTGGTGATCAGTCCTCACGATGGTCGCCATCAGTTAGCAAGTCGGTGTTCTTCCTGCAGTACGGGTCGAACACAACGATCGCAGGACAGACAACAAGCGACGCGAACGCCTTCCGGGGCTCGCTCGACGATCTCAAGACAGCACTAGGAGGAGACATGGGTACCGAGGAATGGGCCGCCTCACCGGGCGCGAACACGTGGGCACTGACGCAGGGCAACGCGGGCTTCGTTGGCCAGCAGCGCGACACCGCCCTAGCCTTCGCGTGGGAAGCGGCGCACAACGCGAACGAGAAAGCTGACAAGGCGCTCGTCGCACTCGACGAGATCAAGGCGATGATCGCCGCGCTCACGCCGCCGGCTGGTGGGCTCGTAGCCCACACGCACAGTGTGAGCGTCTCTGTGACGGGCTCAGGAAGTGGTACGTCTGGACCTGCTACGCCGGCGGCGACTGAGACCTCATGACCGACTACCGCTACGTCTTTGGCACCATGGGCGGCGAGCAGCAACTCGCAGAGATTGCTTGCTACGGCGTTACCATGGACATGCAGATGAACAAGGGCGGGCAGTGGCAAGGTACGTTCCAGTTGGACCAAACCGGTATGCAAAACTCCGACCTACTTGCAGCGTCCATACCAGGGCGCTGTTGGATTGCAGTCGAGCGTAACGGGATTGCTATCTGGCACGGATTCATCTGGAGCCGTGTCTACTCAGCTCAGTCCAAGTCCGTCCAGTTGTTTGCGCTTAGCTTCGAACAGTACCCGAAGCAGCGTCTCATTCGTCAAGACACGACGTTCACAGCAGTGGAGCAGCGTAACATCTTCTCCTCGCTGTGGACTCAGATGCAGTCTGATACAGGCAACAGTAACGTCAACGTCATCGTGCCTGGAGCATTCACGACGGTGGTGCCCAAGAATGTTTCGGTCCTCGCGACCGACTTCAAGTACTACGACGGCATCATGTCAGGACTCGCTGACGCTGTGGATGGATTCGACTGGTACATTGGCGTATCCAAGACCGGTACCTACTACCAGAAGAACCTGGTCATAGGGTATCCTACACTGGGTGTTGGTCAGTCGCCTGGCATGAATGTGTTTGAGTACCCAGGAAACATCACCCAGTACTACTTGACCGAGTACATGTCGGATGCAGGTACTAACGTCTTCGTCATGGGTAACGGTGAGGGCTCTGACATGCTCGTGTCGGAGGTTGTCGCTACTGACCTTGTGGCTGGAGGCTTCCCCCGCTATGACCAAGTAGTGTCTCGTAAGGACCTCGACGACCTTACGCAGATTCAAGGAATTGCACGGCAGCAATCACAGATCAAGCGGCCTCCGATTGCTGTGATTAAGGTTACCGTCAAAGGCAACCTGACTCCAGAGTTCGGAAGCTACAATCTTGGTGACACTTGTCGAGTTGTCATCAAGGATCCGCGTTGGCCTGGCAATGGTTTCTCCGGCTACAAGCGGCTCTTGAAGTGGAGCCTCACGCCGCAGGCGTCTGACAACACGGAGGAAGCGGACCTAGTCTTTGAAGGTGATCCAGATGTCTGAGGGTGAGTCAGATGGCTGATGACAAGTACAATACCGGCGCGGCGCCAATCGATCAGGTCATTGCAGACCTACAGAGGCGTGTTGCGATTCTCGAACAATCTCCACGACTGCAGAATGCTTCGATCGACGCAGGCGGTCTTACCGTCAAGGGCGGCGCCATCCGAGTAACCGACCCGAATGGTGTCGTTCAAGTTCTGCTCGGCAAGCAAGCTGATGGTTCCTACGGACTTGGAGTTCTCGAGTCCAGCGGCGCCGGCTTCCACCAAGTGCCATACGTGTACAGCGACTTCATTCAAACTGGTGAGACAGCCACAAGCACGTCTTACCAGGACCTCACTACCATTGGCCCTCAGGTTACTGTTCCTGTCAGGTCTAGTGGTAGGATTCTTGTATTCGCTACGGCGCAGATGCAGTACCTGAGTTCCACAGGAGCTAACGTTACGCAGGGTGGTGTGATCAACGTTGCCATGTCTGGTGCCAACACTAGAAGCCCTGTCGACGCAAACGACCCGCTGGTTGGCATCTGGACTCAGAACATGATCGTCAGTGCTGGTACTGACACCTTCACGAACATCATCACCATAACGGCCTCAGCCACCTTTACCGGGCTGACACCTGGAGCTACTACGATCACCATGAAGTATCGTAGGTCTTCGACAGCAGCTTCGAATACAGACTTCTTCCGCAGAGGTCTAGCGGTCATAGCACTTTAAGGGGGAAGCATGTTTGGCGTGGAGCTAGGTAACTACGGACCGAGCTCGCTGGTTGCTCTGTTCGTTATTGCCATAGCTCTAGGCTACCTAGTACCACGCTGGATGCACATTCAACGTATCAAGGACAAAGATGAGCTGATTGCGAACCTTCGTAAGGCCCTCGACAAACGCGATGAGCAATTTGACAAACTCATAGCATCTGTCGAAGTGGCAGTCCGCACGATCGAAGAATTGAAAACTCAGGCGAACGGAGTTCGCGCTGCAGAGGCGAGGCGAACATCATGAGATGGAAGCTGCCCTGGAGCAGGCCTGAGCCGCAACAGCACGCCGCTGAAATAGTGGAGCGGCTCGAGGCTATCGAGGCAGATGACGCACGTGTGGATAAGCTGCAGAGACGTGCAGACCGAATCATGCGTGAGAACAACCTCGCACCAATGATAATGAGAGCATTAGGGGTGCGGCCAAGATGATCTACAGGATGCTGTCACTGCTGGTGACAATAATGGGATTGGTGGGTTGTCTGACCTTTGTTACCCGTTACTGGGTTCTGTCAGGGGGGCGGTGGCGAGATACTTACGCAGGTAGATTCTTCGTGGTGGTATATAGTAATCTAGCCGCCTTGTTCCTGCTGATCATTGCCAACCAGATCTTTGGAGACTGGCCAGGTAGGAAGGTGGTATCCCTAGCTTTGTACCTGGCATACGTGGCTCAGACCTGGTGGCCTATTAGGCTCCTAAGCATTGCCCAGCAGAAGCCTGTCGACCTCATTGAGCCAGTACGGAAGCGTGAGGGACAACATAGAAGGGAGGAGAGCCAAAGCTAATATCCGTTTCTAGAACCATATATAGACAGCTGGCCCGCTACCTGGACTCACCCTCCTCCGGTAGCGGGCCAGCGCCTTACTCGTCGGTCACGACGTCGCCTCCCGCCCGGCCCGCACGCGGAGCCACCCGGAGACCTTGCCGACGATGCCCATGCCCAAGGGCGGCATCCGGTCGATCTCGTCCGCCGCCTCGTTCAGTGCCGCCGCCCGGAGGTGGGGAGCGGCAGCGCGGATGGCGGCGGCCAGCGCAACCAGTTCCTCGCCACCAACGCGGCCGGGTGGCGACTTCGCGGCGAACGTCTGCTCGGCCGCCTCGATCGCCGCGTCCAGCCCTGCCGGGTCCGCAGCGTTCTCGCGCCAGTCACTCATACTAGGTCCGTCCTTACTTCGTCGATCGGTACGTGCTCGCGGTAGTCGTCGAGCTGTGTCATACGAAGTGGTCGAAGCAGGTCCCGTTCGTTGCGCTCGAACGTACGGTAGCGGAGCACGTGGCGGGTCGCGTCCATCGCGTGCTTGTTTCCAGGCTCCCACAGGCCCAGACGGCGAATCTTGTCATCCGTCCAGAAGCCTTTGCCGAGGGAAGCGCCCGTGAAGTCAAGGCGTACGAAGTCCACGAAGCCGAACTCGTACTTCAGGACGCCGATCACCTCGCGCGCAGTGTAATCGATCTTGTCGCGGAACTGTTCGTCTTTCCGGAAGTCGAACTGCTCGCAGAGGATGTGGACAGTCGGCTTGGCGAGGAACGGCTCGCAGCGCCGGTAGATGCCGTGGATCATGCTGGTGACACGCCGAAGGCCTTCACGGGTATCGCAGTTCGATATCTGGGTTCTGTACCACTGCTGCAGCTCGTAGTAGTATGCAGCAAGGCCGGTGGTACCACCAGCCTTGC